GCAGAGGGCGATGCCGACGATATTGAGTATCAATTTAAAGTTATCTACACACTTACAAGTGCTTCGAAGGCGAAGGCTCATTTCCAATTTGTTCAGCCTGACTCGGCCGAGGGCAAAGAAATCCAGAATGTTTTAGTTAAATACAAACCACTCGATGACATCTATCCCTTCAAGCCGGGTGAGATCGTGAAGCTCGTTGCCGATGCAAGCGGACGGCCGTTCACCAGCGACAAACACCAACGCGCGTGGAAAATGTTTAAGGTGCGTCCTAAGACTGGCGCCCCGGATCCTTCTGTCACTGATAAGAAATTCTGCGCGTATCACCCGCCGTATAGATCTTATACCTACTCTAAGGCTTGGGTAGATTTTCTTGTTGCACATATCGCGGACGATGCAGCGTGGGAAGTTCTGGCCAAATTCGAGTCTTGATCACGTCCTTTACTTTTGCCTAGTATTTCTAATTAAACGTGCCCCCACGCTCCTCTGAGGACCGGGGCGAATGGCGGTCGTGCTTCGGGAGCGGATATACACCCCACCCCACCAACTTGCACAGACAAGAATCAAACGACCGAGGAGCCCGGCACCGGCCGGCCGGTCGGATCGAACAGTCCTTTGATCACGTCGCTGCCCAGCGCTTCCAGGATCTCCCTCTCCTTGTCGATCGCCGCCTGGGCCAGGAAGGAGCGGGCCGGGATGTGGCCCGTTCCGAGTTCCATCCACACCGCCACGTCGCCGATGTTGCGCACCGGGTCCGCCCGCGAGCCGTCGCCCACCATGCCGTCCTTGACGCCGCAGACAGCATCACCGCCGACCGGGTGGAGTTCCACCTCGGTCTCGATCGCGGCGAGCAGATGCCCGGTGCGCAGCAGCGGTTCGTTCTCCGGGAAGCCGAGACGCCACCGTTCGTCGCGGGTGCGCTGCGCAAGCGGCGGCCATTCCGGACGCTCATCTCCGATCATGCGCACCGCAGCCTCATGGACGTGCCCGATCGCCTCGCGCAACGCTTGTTCTACGTAGTGCGCGTGCGCCACGACGCCCTGCCCGAGCATCTCGATGAACTGGTCGAGTGCAATATCAACCATCGTCCGTCACCAGCGCCATCGCGTCCCAGTCCCAAGTCCCGCCCCTGGTCATGCCGTCGCCCAACTCGCGGAACACGACGAGATGCGCCAGCCGCTCCGCGTCGCCCATGCCGAGCGCCACGTCATAGGGCACCCCGTGCTGCACCAGCCGCAGCGCCTGGCGAAACCGGGGTGCCCGGCTCAGTTTTTTGCCTGCGCCTTGATCTGCTCCGCGAGCGTGGTCATGCGGATGGCCCAGCGCGCCATCAACTGCCGCATCCCGTCATCGCCGACGCGCGAGATGATGACCTTGAGCTCCGCCTCGGTGCGCGGGCGCGCCAGCTTGTCGCCGTCGATCATCCGCACGCAGCCGGCGAGCGTCGCCCACTGCATCCAGACCGGGTTCGAGATGTGGCTCACCTCCAGCGCCGCGGACAGGTCCATCTCCTCGAGTACCGTCAGCGTCTCGCTCGCGACGATGCCCTTGCCGTCTGCAGTGGTGAACTCGAACCAGCCCTTCGGCAGCGCCGGAGCGGGAGGCGCCTTCGGCGAGGCAGGCTCGCCGGCGCTGGCGGTCACGGTCACTTCGGGCAAGGGTCACCTCACTGGATGCGCTGGACGCGCGAGAACACCATGTCGATCTTCATTTGCACCTTGTCGTCGCCCGCGAACTTGCCGCCGTCGGTCAGCTTCGCCGTGCCCTGCACGTAGCGATACTGCGAGGTGGACCCGTCAGGGTTCGTGATCGTCTCGCTGACATAGAGCTGCGAGGTGGATGCGCCGGTGAAGTAGTTCGCCTCGGTCTGCACGAAGTAGTTCATCACCGAGCCGTCGGCGCGGTCGATGGTGACGCTCACCTCCCAGCCCTGCGGGATCTCCGCGTAGCTGTTGGTGCCGTCCATCGCGATCCATTGCAGCCGCTTGGCGAGCTGGCGGAAGTTGCTGTCCGCGATCACCGGGAAGGCGAGCGGCATGCCGCCGTTGTAGTTCGGGTCGACGATGACCAGGGTCAGGTCGCGACCCACCGTGCGGCCGGCTGCGGGCATGTCTGCGCTCCATCTGCGGGCTGCGCCGCCTCACGGCGCGACGATCGCCTTGCCCAAGGGCGAGGTGGGCGGAAGGGTCAGGATGTCGTCGGTGTCGCGCCGCCCGCCGGCGTCGTGGGCGCGGGCGTGATCTGCACCGTCTGCCCGGCCTGGATGTTGGCCAGGAAGTTGCGGATGACCGAGAGATAGGTGATCTGGATGTCCGCCTGTTCCCAGCCGAGCGCCACGCGGTTCGGCGGGTTGTTGCTGTCGTCCAGCGCGATCGCGAACGGGATGGCGCCGTTCGGATAGGCACTGTCGGCCGATCCGATGATGCCCTGCTGCCAGAGCGAGAGCAGCCACTGGTCGAGCGAGGACCACGCCGCCTGCCGCTGCGCCGCGGTCTGCAACTGGCCGATCCACTGCCCGGCCCAGATGTTCAGCGAGCGGGCGATGAAGAAGGTCAGGCGCGTGTAGTTGTCGCCGTTGATCGCGACGTTGTAGGAGGCGTTCTGGCCCGTCCACCAGTAGAAGCCGCCCTGGCCGCCCGGCCCGGGGTTGGCGATCACGTCGCCGCCGGCCTGGACGATGGCGAGCAGATCGGCCTTGGAGTAGGCGCTGTTGGCGAGCGAGGCCTGGGTGCCGACCACGCCCGCGGCCTGCTTGTTCAGCAGCCCGAGTTGCGGCGCCGTGTTGGCGAGCGCGCCGGCGGTGAAACCCTGCGGCGAGACGAGGCGGGCGATCTGGTTGACCGGGTCGTTCCACCACACGAAGTCGCCGAACATGAGCTTCGAGGCGTAGCTGAGCCCCGCGCTCTGCGCGGCGGTCTGGAAGTTGCCGATCGTGTCGCCCGCCGGCGAGGAATGGACGAAGTAGATGCCCTCGGAAAGGGCGAAGGCGTCGATGGTCGGCCAGGCCGCGGACTGCGTCACATCGGCACAGAGCCCGACCGCGCAGCCGGTGCCGCGCAGCGCATACATGCCGGTGCGCGAACTGCCCACGCCGTCCGCGCCGAGCAGGTTGCTGTAGGTGAGGCCGCTCGCGCCGTCGGTGCCGCCGGTCAGCGTGACCGTCGCCGCGGCGATGGCGGCGGGGTTCGACTGATAGAGGGCCGTGACCAGCTTCGAGGGGCCGCGGGTGAGCGACTGCCCGTTGTTCACGGCATTCGCCATCGCCTGCCAGAACGCCGCCCCGGTGCCGGTGAGCCCGGCGAACACCTCGGGGATCGAGTTCGGCTTCGCGATGGTCAGGTTCCAGGTGTTCGCGGCCTGGCCGGCGGAGAGCGTCGCCGTGATGGTGCTGCCGAGCGTGCCCGTGTACTTGGCGGTGAAGAGCTGGCTGGTGGCGGCGCCGAGCGTCGCGGTGAGCGTGGGCAGCGTGCCGCCCGGCGAGCCGCCGATGCCGACCGTTGGCGCGGAGGTATAGCCGGTGCCGCAGTTGGTGACGACGGGCGTCTGCGGCGTGCCGCCGGCGGCCACGGTGATCGTGCCGGCTGCCCCTGATCCGCCGCCGCCGGTGAAGGTCAGGCTGTACGTGCCCGGCGTCATCCCGGACCCGCCGGAGGCGCTCACGCTCAGCACCGCATTGGCGACCCGGTTGAAGTAGTTGCTTGCCGCCGTGTCCGTGCCGTCGGTCACGCGGACGCAGCGGAAGTTCTGCGCCCCCTGCAGGATCGCTGTCGCGACATGGGTGCCCATGTCGAAGGTGCGGTTCTGCAGATCGCCGAAGTTCTGGCGGTACTGCGCATAGTTGCCGACGATGGTGGCCTTGTTCACCGGCCCCCAGGTGGCCGAGCCGACCACGCCGAGGATGTCGGTCGGCACGCCGTTCACCGGGGAGGCGGCGGGCGGGATGATCTGGACGATGACGCCGGGGATTTGCTGGGCGGCGGTGTTCACCGCGCCGGCCTGGTAGATCGCCATGCGGCGTCCTCCATCTCAGGGAATGCGGCGCCTCGCGGCGCCGCCGTGATGACTTGTCAGGTCTGCTGCTGGCCGATGAAGCTTGCCGAGTAGTGGCCGGAGACGCCCGTCGGCGATTGCGCCGTGACGTTGATGCCGAGATTCGTGCTGTCCCCGGTGACGGTGACCGTCGCCGTGGACATGGACGACCCGGTGAAGGTCGGGGAGATCGCCGCCGTGCCGGGCTGCTGGACGGTGATGGCGCTGGATGCGGCCCAGTAGAGCAGGTCGATATCCCACATGCAGCCGGTGCCATCCGACGGATTGCGCCCGGTGATGACGAGCCGGCCGCTGGCGACCGTGTTGTTGGCGATGTTCAGCACGTTGTGGGCGCCGGCCGCCGAGCCGTCGGAGGTGAGCCGCGTCGAGCCGCCGGCAGACGTCGTGCCGGAGAGCTGGGCGTTCACCACGCCCTGCCCGGTGTTGCCGCCGGCGAAGACGATCGTGGCGTTGGCGCCGTGGTCGTTGCTCGATTGCCCGAGCGCGAGCGAGCCCTGGCCGGAGGCGGTATTGCTGTAGCCGAGCGCGCCGGCGCGCGTGCCGGTGACGGTGTTTTGCGCACCGAGGGCGAACGCCCGGTTGCCGGTTGCCGCCTGCGAGGCCGTGTTGCGGTCGAGCTGCAGGTCGATCGCTTCCGCCCCGCCGGCATTCGGCGCGGTCTGGCCGCTATCGGCGAGCTGGACATAGGCGGTCTTGACGGTCAGCCGGTAGCCGATCTGGGCGGTTGTCGTGCCGCCCACGGTGTCCGTCACCACCGGGTTGCCGCTGCTGTCGGTGGTCGTGCCCGTGGTGATGCCGGTCGCGGTCGTGCCGCCGATCAGCGTCGCCGGTCCGACCGTGCCGCCGCTCAGCGTGCCCGCGTTCGTGGCGGCGCCGGTGATGGTCGGGGCGCTGAGCGTCTCGCCCGTGAGCGTGCCCGCCAGCGCGATCGTGTTGCCGCCGGTGACCGCGATGTTGGTGCCCGCGACCAGCGCGACGACGCCGGCGTTGCTGATCGTGCTGCCCGCGACGCTGATGCCGGTGCCGGCGACGAGGCTCAGGATGCCGGTGCTGGAGAGCGTGCCGCCGGCGCTGAGCGAGAGGCCGGCGCCCACCGCGACGCCGCCCGGGACGGCCGGACTGCCGCCCGGGTTGCCCATGAGCGCGCCGGCGGCGATCGGCGCCAGGCTGATCGTGCCCGTACTGGTGATGGTGCCGCCCGCCAGGCCCGCGCCGGCCACCACGGTCAGTGCGCTGCCGGTCGCGCTCAGCGTGGTGCCGGAGAGCGACAAATTGGCCCCGAGCGACAGCGGCTGCGCCACGCCCAGCGTGCCTGTCGCCGCCAGCAGCGCGCCGGAGGTGCTGGCCGGGATCGCGAGTCCGAGCACATTCTGCACCGCGGCCACCGAGCCGCCGAGATCGGTGACCACGATCTCGGTGCCGAGCCCAAGCGCCGTGTCGGTGCCCAGATTGGTGATTGCGACTTCCGACATGCGCTCCCCGCTACGCGACCGCGACCCAGGCGCTGCCCGTGGACCGGTACCAACTGGAGCCGGCACCGCCGTCGCTGCGCAGATACATGCTGCCGT